TCTTAAACCATTAATATCTTGCTGTGGATCTACTTGAACTTGAATGTCAACATTAAAGCTAACCGACTCAGCTACTTTATCTACGATCCAAAGTTGTGTTTTAAGGTCAAACTCTGTAGGTAAAGGTTCATAGAGTTTAATTAGTAGATAAGTTCCTTCTTCATCTTCTGTTAAAGCTACATTATTTGCAGTAATAACTTGATTATTACCAAAGTTAAGATAGAAAATTCGAAAATAATTCTTTGTAGCAATATAACCTTGATATTGATTAAAACCATCTCTGATAGAAGCGTCTGCTAATACTTGAGATGCTAATTTTAATTCTGTTCTTGTTTGTGATATTTCTTTAATCCAATAGAATGTACCAAACTGAGAATTGAACAACTTCTTATAGAAGTTATATTGCACAGTAAGACTCCCTCTATTAAATCCTCGATTTTTTAGATCTTTTTCAGGATCAAGAGTTAGAGCGGAATATGTATCGTTCTTTGGGTTATTTAGTAAGAATGGATAATAATCAAAAGCATCATAGTCAACATCTAGAAGCTGTGATGATTGATCATAGATATACAGCTCTAAATAATCACCATCTTGCCCAAAGCTAGAATTAATGAAATTAGAAGTAACTAGCGCTCTATCTTGAGGTGTTAACTCAACAGGTTGTACACCTTCGCCAGAATATATTATATTAACTAATTCCATTATATAAGACTATTAATATCAGTAAACGATTGGTTCAAATCTAAAAGTTGTTGGCGAAGTGAGTTGATCTCTTCAATTAATGCTTGTTTTTCTGCATCTATAACTGAACCTCCGATGTATTGTTGGCTTTGTTCGACAAGATATGTGTGTGAGTTAATAGATCCAGATACCGGTATTTCAAAAAATAAGTCTTGATAATATTGAAAAAATTGATCTACTGTTATAGTAGGCTCTTCATCTACTACTACTGGTGTTAACAATTCACTAAATTCTGTGCTAACAGCTTTAGTGTATGTATTGATACCGTATATTTCTTTTACTAGATCTATATTTGCCATTACCTAACTACTTTAAATATAAGATTATTATCTATTTCCCAAGACTCACCATCTTGTAAATCAGTTCTGATAAGTACCTTATAATATCTTTCTGGTTCAAGACCATTCATATACATATCAAAATAACTACTTGTTGCATCACAACTAATCTTTGTATACGAAGTGTCAAAATTAACTATCATATCTTCTGTTTTGGCATCTTGAAGTGCCCAATAAGAAGTTCGAGGAAGTGCTTTATTTGTTGTATATAAAGAAGCTGTAGTAAATACTCTAGTAGGATATTTGTCTCTAGCGTTAATTCTCATTTTGAATTTATCCGTACCGTATTTGTAGGTGTTTGTATTATTACCTAATGTAACTACAGTGTTTGTATTATTGATTACTGCTAAGCTTCCTGTTAAGTAAGAACTATCATCCCACCTCATTTCAAGAGTTGGAGGATAGATGGTGTGAGTATCTACTGAAAAGAAGCTAAGTGCAATATAACTATTAGGATTGTTTTCAATTGCTTGAGGGTGTTTAATTATAAACCCATCATTAGCAGATCCAGAAAACCAAGAATTAACTATTGGTGTAACATTAATATCTATATCTTTGTTATCTTTGTAACCAAATGACTGGCTTAAAAAGCTACCTGTCCAAGAACCTCCACCAGGAGTTAGATAGTATTGTGGGTTTGGCCAGTTAGTAGTAGTTGAAACAAATGATGCAGTGTTATACCAGTTTACACCGTTTCTAGTCTCTGGTTGATCAGAAAGTTTACCAGTTCCCATTGTCCAACTACCAGAAGCTTGTGCTACTAATAAGTCATAGGTTGTCGTTAAGTTTTCTGCTGTGGCTAAAAATAATCTTAAGTTGGTTTGATAAGATCCTGTTGTAAGATTTTTAATTTTATCCAGATCTGAATCGCTAAACAATACAAGAGTTCGTCTAATATTATCTTGTAGTAGAGGCTCTGTAGGAATTGGGTCTACAAAATAGTTTAGAGGGGTGTCACTGTTTTTTACAGTAACTTCTAATATCTCATCAAGGCCTGTATTTCTAGCAGGCTCTTTAGAGTACATTGTAGCGTCAGCAGAAGCAAATATTTTATATACGGCCATTTCTTTATTTTTACATTGTTACAACACGACCTTGAATATCTTGCTTAGGATATTTAACTTCAAATATAGACGGGTCAAGTGAAGGATAAATAACGCCATCTAAAGTACCAGCTTGAATATCATAAGCATACTTAGAATAGCCATTAGCAACTCCTGTTTTATTTACAATATTAACTGATTTTACTGTTTGAACTCCTTCAATTTGATCTAGTATTGAATATATGTCTCCTAAAATAATAGGCTCATTAATTTGCCAATTATCTACATTGAAATAATCTTGTAAAGCTAAAATAGATCTTGCAATAACGTCTTGGCTAGTGTAATTAGGTCTAATAATAATGTCAAAATTACAAGCAATGTTTATAATATATGCCGGTTTGATGTTTACAGCATCAGTCAACATACGATAGTCTTTCAAATATGTTTGCACATTTTGTAGCATAGCAGGAGATGGTACATCCAATTGTCCATCACTGTTTAAGCCAAGGATGTATAAACTAACTGAAAGAGGATCCATTTGACTTGAATACTGGTTCATATAGTTTCTAAAAGTAGCATCATCTTTTGTTATGTAGGCTTTTGCTACTTCACCATATTGAGAAGGCATAGACATTACTCTTGCCAAATAATCTTGTTGAGTTACAGCACGAAGCTGAGATGGAAATTGTGCTGCTATATTAAATCTAAGTTGTTCAACAGAATCTCCGTCACCTCCACCAGCAGCTGGTTCTGTATTATTAACAACAATAGTGTTTTGATAAGTTGTATTTCCTGATACAGTATACGATACTATCTCAGTTAATTGATTAGATAATACGTTTGCAGAAGCGCCGCCACCTACAAGATACTGGAATGTAATTGAAGTATTCTTAGGAGCAAGACCATAAGTTTCAGTAGTTACAAAATTAGTTGGATCAAATGAGCTTGATAGTGTACTTAAACCACCGCCTGTTAAACCAACACTAACTGCATTTGGATTAGGTATGATAGCAGTATCAGCAACAGCGTTAATACCAGAACCAAACTCTATATCTAATGATCCATCTATACGGAACCTAGAAACAAAACGTCTAGGAACAATCAGCTTTTGGATCATATATGGAACCTGATTCTGGAATTGATACAAACTAGGGTAGTTGGCTGCTGTATTCTGAACTGGGTTTAAAATGTAATCTTGAGCAAGATAAGGCACTTCATACCAAGTATTACCATTAACATCTTTAGCTTCAAGAATAGTTATGATAGAATTGTCTTGTAAATTAATCGTGGTAAAACGTTGAGCAGCACCAAAAGAGAAAGTCTGGGTTTTAACTTGACCAGATATTGCTTGAACTGACTTTTTTAATAAGTAAGATGTAGGAGCCCCAGATCCATTTACAGTATAAACCTCTACAGTTGTTGGATCTAATGATGATGATGTTGTAAAATCAATCTTTTGTGGTACATAGAATAATACAGAACTATTCACATTAGACTTAACTTGCATGCCTTGCTCAATAGTCATAGCATAAGTAAAGTCAGGAACAATATTACCTGCTGAGTTTTGGGCTGGTACTTGTTGATAAACATCTAGCATTACTGTAGCAGCTGAGGTTACTTTAGGTCTGTAACCTAGCATATAAGCCATGCTATATAAATTACCTTTCTGCTTAGAATATTGTAGATATGTTTCTTGGATCTGATTGTCTAGATAGAAAGAAAGTACGTCTCCTACATAAGAAGCCATCTCAATAAACATACTACCAGGAGAGGCTTGGGTAAAGTCATTATAGACAGTAGGATAGTACGACCTAGCATACTCGATCAAATCGTTTCTGAACGACGTAAAGTCTTTATTAAGATATTTTATATCTACTTGATTCAACATTTTTATACGTTTTGAATTGTCATCGTAACTGAATCATTTTCGTTTGATCTTAGTAGTCTGTAACTAAATTTTATGTTTATTGAGTTATAGTCAGGGTTTCCAATTATGTCAAGAGTTACTATTTGAACATTTGGGAAGTTAGCTTCTATCTGAGTTCTGATCGAGTCTTTTATATCTTCAAAAGTAACCTGGTTTATTGGTTCAAATAGCCTAGCTCTAAGACCAGCTCCAAAAGTAGGATTAAAAGGCCTTTCTCTTGGATCTGTCAACAAGAAGTTGATTAGATTATATTTAGTCTGTTCTCTAGTAGTGTATACGGTAGAAAATACGTTTTCAGCATTAAAAGGAATCTTGACACCGATTCCAGTAGACGGGCGCAAGTCAAGGACTGATATTTTCTTTACTCCGTATGCCATTAGATTTCACCTCTTTCTTTTAATTTACTCATTAGCCCAGTAAAGTCTGGAACCTCATTAATCTGGACGGCATTGATGTTTGAACTAGGCCTAGCAGATCCTAACATTCCTTCAACACTTCCAACACTTACTTGGTTAGGCTGGAAGGCTAGAGCTGGGTGAACATCTGCTGAGGTCATAGAAAAATCTTCTTGAAGCATAGACTTGGCAGTATCATTTAAGAAGGCTGACATTGGGTTTGAAGTATCAAATTTGATCTGAGGTCTAGAAGCCTTGGTGTTTAAAGTACCAGGAATCTTGGCTTTTACCTGCTCTTGTAAGTTCTTTTTAGGATCTTTTACCGCAGGGGCCTGTACTTCTTTGAGAAGTTTAGGTAGTTCTTCTCTTAGAACAGCTCTGAGCTCTTCACGAATTAGCTTTTTTAATGCGTCGATTTGTGCCATATCTTATAAATATTTTAAGGGGATATATTTAATTTTAACCTTGTCTTAATTGTTGGATCCTTTTTTCCGCGTCTTTTATCTTTTTAGTCCTATCTCTTATAACTATTAAACCTATAGGACCCTGAGTGGCGGCTAAAGCTATTTCTCTTTTCCACCCATCAATTTTATCTTCTAGATTTTTTATTTCAAGTTGATTAATTTGGTTGGCTTGTTGGGTTTGTATACTAGAAGAAT